AGCATCTGTAGTAGAAATATCACCACGAGGATCATATGAAATTTTCAAACGACCTTTGTGAAATTTAGTACATACCACTTTAATCCTAATTACAATATCACCACGCCAATTGTTGAAAAGATTTCCAACATAAGCAAGTGGTGTATTATACACAGTATTACCTACTTGAACTGCAGCAGCATTATTAATAGGTGTAGCTGTAACTTGATAAGGATTAATTCTAGTATTCCATATTTGAGTACCAACTATATCAGATGTTGACCAACTAGTAATAGCATAATAACTTTCCTTACGATTCATAACATTTAAAGATAATTCATCCATACTACCAATACCATGTGGAGATGGATCTATACTCAATTCTTGTTTAGGATCAAGAGCTAATTTCTGTAATGGAACAGAAATATGTGATGATGCTAACATTGGAGCATTCATAGGTTGATAACCTGGAATATTAGAAATATTTGGGACATCACTGTAACCAAATAATCTACCAATATCAGCAACTGCACTAGCTCCCATTTCGGTAGCCCGTGCAAATTTACCTATATAAGGTATTTTGGTAAAATAACTAGCAACACTAGCAACAGCAGTAGCTGGTGCTGATACTGGAGCATTACCATATTCATCATCCTTAGCTTGTAATGATAAAGCAGTTGTGGATCCCATAAGGTGAACATCAGACATCCATGCATAAGTACGCATAGAAACTGTAGTAGTACCACCTGTAGAAGCAACTTGTAAAGGTGCGTAAATTACATAGCGTAAAGTACCCATATTGGTTACTTCTGAAGCAGATGTAAGATCTAACCAATTTTTATGTAATAAAAATGGTAGAACAATCTCACCTCCAGCATTAGCTTGTGGATAAACAAAAAATCCTGGTTTTTGTGAAAAAGGTATCTGCGAAGGTTGAAATGGTGTGCCAACTATAAATTTATCATTCATAAATCCCAATAAAGGTGTATAGCAAATACGCATAGCACCATATTGAAAAGGTGTACCATTTAAAACAATTTTAACATGAAGATTACCACGTATAAACGTATAATTTTCAATTTTTCTACGAATAACAGCATCATTTAAAAAATTGAACCATGGTGTTACAGTAGTTTTAACTGAAGGTAAATCAGCAGTGGTCCAGGTAGTTGTATTAATTAAAGTAGGTCTCATAAGAAATTTACCTAAATTAATATCTTCAGTATTATCTACCATAGCAACAGCATTTGTTGAATTTGGTGCATCATAAAAAGCACCACCTTCATTATCCACAAATGTTACTGTCTGTTGTTCAGTGGTACCATCACCCAATTGATTGAGAGTGGCGACACCATCTAATTCTGCTGAATCTTCAGATTGTAGATTAAAATCTAAATCTGAATAATTATCTTCATACTCATTAATAACCGGTAAAGGTATAAAATGAATATCAGATATTTTATTTTGTAATGAGTTCTTGAACATATTCAACTCTCCAGCTGAATATGCGAATGTAGTTCTGGTCACATTCTTAACACTTTTGTTATCAGTATTATTATTTGTTTTAGATGACTAGTTTCACTAAGATGGGGACAGCCAAATCCACATCCTTCCAATTAAGGAACACGATTTATCTTATTTTTGAAGCTTCTTTAAATCGTAAATGAAGCTCCTCCCAGTTAGGGAGAGTGCTGTTATGCACGTAATGAGAAAAAGGTTCACGCTGTAATATCATCTTGAAATAATCATGATGATATTGAAAAATTTCTTTCCCATAATAGAAAAATTCCATATTAGCGCTTGAAATCACAGCAACCATTTGCTCTTCTTTCTCAATAGATTTAGAAGGACACCAAACAGTTAATGATTTCTTTATAGATGCTAATTCTAGAGGACATAAATATGCACCAACATCTTCATCAAAACGCCAAGTTCTTTTCAAAAATTGACAATCTTTAATGTTGATGAAAGGTACAGATTGCGACTCTTTATCAGCCATCGTATATTCCACACCAATATCAGCTAAAATAGCTTGAATACCAGTGTGATTAAACCAATCACAATCGCGAGATACTCCCATAATATTATCATCTCCATAAGTAAATAAATTAACATTCTTTTTAAAAGAACGAACTTCATTTTTAGGATTTAATT